GGACTACGAATACGAATTTAATACAAGAATTGAAAATATAGACGGTGAAGATCATACATGGACTACATGTAGAGTATTAGAACACCCAAACGAGATTTATGTTGAGGCACCATCTATATACGACAGCGAAGGCAATATAGATACTGCTGCATCTCAAGCATCTGCTCGAGGTAGTGCAGATGAGATAATCGAAGAACTTGCCGAAAAGTAATAGAGGAAACTAAAAATGGCAATTAAAATATCAAACTCTACTATTATAGATGATAGTAGAAATTTTGTAAATATTCAGTCTACGGCTGGTATATATGGAGACTTACACGCTTCTCCATCTTCTGTTACTTCAAACATTACTTTGTCTAATTCTATTCAGACTTGTATCATGACTGGAAACCAATCGTTTACTGTAAGTGGTGGAGACGAAGGTAGAACAACCGCGTTACTATTAGATACAACATCTTCTGGTCATACTCCATCATTTCCTTCTAGTATAAAGTGGGTAGGTGGAGAACCAACTTGGTCCACTCGAAGATATTGGCAAATAACACTTCTTTCAAGAAATACTTACCAAGCAGGATCTGCTGTAGGCTATGCAGGATCTTCACCAACAGAAGCCGTTACTTTAGATGGAACCCCGGCTAGCCCTGTAACGAATTCAGATGCCGCTGGAATAACACCGTTTGAAGCGGGCTGGAGATTTAAATCAGATGGTAATGTATATAAATGGAACCATCCAAATAATGCGGGCGGAGATGGCGAAACTTTATTTTCTACCGCAACTTGGAATAACATTACTCCATCGCAAACATATTATATAAAGGCGTCCAATTACTCAGGCTCAGTTAACTTAAGCGTAGCCCAAAGTTCTACACTCAACACGTGGATAGCTTTAAACACGACAAGAGAATTCGTGGTATACGATAATAGAGGCTACAGTACTTATGCTGACGAAAATTGTGTTATGAAAATAGAAATATCAGCGAATAGTAGTGGATCGCCAGTATTAGCAACTGGTTATTATGAAGTCGACTACTTCGGGGGAGCATAGGAAAATAAAATGGCACTATCACATGTAATGAATATTATTAGTAACGCAGGAATAGTAGCAGCAGGCACGGGTAGCGGTGGCGGCGGTGGCGGGGCCAGTAACTTGGACAGCCAAACTGTTACTGTTGGGCAAACCACCACTGCAAGCGGCGGTAGCGGTTTACCCACAGGCTCAACCGTTCGTAGAGGCTTCTTAATTAGCGGCGCTGGCGGTTCTATCTCTGATGGAACAAGCAATCTTTATAGTGGCGCCTCAATCTTACAAATTCAATATACTTGGGATAATTACTATCCGACCTCCGCACTCAGCCTCATTATTGCTGGCACCAACCGGGCAAATAGTGGCTGGACTACTTTAACTGTAGGCACTACAGCTTATCAAAGGTCGGCCGCATCTTATACTGCAAATTCTGGTGGTAATACATATTGGTCTTGGTACGATGGCACTGACAGTAACGGTACAGATGATCCTTTTGGTAATACTGGTGGGACAACAACTTGTGTGTTTACATAATAAATAAACAAAAGAGAATAAACTAATGGCACAACCAACAACAAGAGAAGAATTCAAAGGCTGGGTACTCCGCAAGCTGGGTGCTCCTGTCATTGATATTAACGTGTCTGACGAACAGATAGACGACCGTGTTGATGAAGCTGTAGATTTTTGGAGAGACTATCATTATAACGGAAGTCAACTCGTATACATGAAACATCAGATTACTCAGCAGAATATTGATGATGGGTTTGTACAACTGCCCACAGGAATACTTGGTATCTCAGGTATATTTAATATGCAATCGAGTATCTCGGCAGGTGGTGGTATATTTAATGTTCAGTATCAATTTGTTTTAAATAATCTCGAAGACATTACTGGTTATAATATCACAAACTATTTTATGTCAATGCAACATATGGAATTCTTACAGGAATTGCTTGTTGGAAAACCAATGGTTCGTTATAATAAACACGTTAACAAATTATGGCTCGATAGTGGTCAAGACGTAATGACTGTTGGTGAATATATTATTATTGAAGCATATGATGTAATTGATCCTGCTTCGTATTCAGATGTATGGTCAGATCGCTTTTTACAAAATTATACATCTGCATTAATTAAAGAACAATGGGGATCGAACCTAACAAAATTTACAGGCATGCAACTCGTTGGTGGTGTTACTTTTAACGGAGAGCAAATACTTGCTGACGGTAAAGAAGAAAGGCGATTAATGGAAGAAGAAGCAGTACAGAATTTACAACCGCTTTCCTATAATTATATTGGATAAGTAATGGCCACGAATACATTCTTTAATAATTACTCTCAAGTTGGAGAGCAGACGCTGATTGATGATTTGGTAATAGAATCTATTAAGCAGTACGGTGTCGACATCATTTATATTAGCAGGGCAATTAAAGGTCGAGATAAAATATTTAACGAAGATGACTTTCCTGAGTATAATGAAGTATTTGGATTTGAAACTTACGTTAAGAATATGGAAGGCTTTGAAGGCGAAGGCGATTTCTTATCTAAATTTGGTTTACAAATAAGAGACAATTTAACTCTCACTGTTGCGAATAGAACTTTTGAAAGATACGTAACTCGTGAGGTAGTTGATATTGTTCGTCCGAGAGAAGGCGATTTGATTTACTTCCCATTAAACGAAAAGATGTTTGAAGTTAAGTACGTTGAACACGAAAGCGTATTCTATCAAATGGGTCAAACTCAAGTATATGATATGCAATGTGATTTAATTGAATATGCTAACCAAAGGTTTAATACAGGCCACCCAGCGATTGATAATTACTTTGCCGAATATAATACAGATATTATAGTTGATGCAAATAACGCAACATTATCTGCTCTTTCTCTAACTGACGATAACGCAAGTAACCTTGACTTTGAAACTGAAGCCGACTTGATTGTTGATTTCTCAGAGGTAGATCCTTTCAGCGAAAACATATCTATAAGTGATACCTAATGGCAATAGCAAATTATTTTTATAATTCTACGATTCGCAAATATGTTGCTTTATTTGGTACATATTTTAATCAATTAGAAGTTCGTAGAACAACTACTGATGGGACTATCAATCAGCGACAGATAGTACCTATTTCTTATGGACCATATCAAAAGATTTTAGCAAGACTCGACCAAGATCCAAAAATAGAAGGTGGTGCAAGTTTTGATGCAGATGGTAATCCATCAGCAGGACAACCATTCGCAATGACATTACCTCGCATGGCTTTTGAGTTAACGAGTTTTCAATACGATTCAGAACGAAAGGTTGCACCAACAAGAAAAATAAGAAAGACCGAAGTTGATACAGAAAACGGTGGAAGAAGATTTGTGTACGCAGGAACTCCATATAATATGGGATTCAGTTTGTACATCATGGCAAAATATAATGAAGATGCAATTAAAATAGTAGAACAGATTCTTCCATTCTTTAATCCAGATCATACAAGCACTGTAAAGTTGATTGATGGTTTAGAACCAATGGATATACCGTTAATACTAAACGATGTTCAATCAGAAGATATCTACGAAGAAGCCTTTACACAAAGAAGAAGTATAATGTATACACTAAACTTCAATATGAAAGGTTGGTTCTTTGGTCCTGAAAGAGATAAGGCAGTCATACGATTTATTGATACAAGAATAGCAACTGATACTGCAACTAATACAGAGTTCGAAGAATTTAAAACAGTACAGCCAGGTATGACGGCAAACAACGTAGCAACTTCAGACATTACACAAACTGTTGATTATAGTTTGATTGAATTTGACGATGATTGGGATTACATTACAACGGTATCTGATACTGCGCCCAGTTAATTAGGAATATTATATTATGAAAATTGGATTTACTTGTAGCAGCTTTGATCTGTTACACGCTGGGCATGTTCAAATGTTAAGAGAAGCAAAAGAACATTGTGATTATTTAATTGTAGGATTACAAATAGATCCTTCACTCGATCGTCCTGAAAAGAACCCACCAATACAAACAATAGTTGAAAGATATAGTCAATTAAAAGCTGTCAGCTATGTTGATGAAATTATTCCTTATAAAACGGAACAGGATCTTGAAGACATATTAGAATTATATACAATTGATGTTCGAGTGCTTGGTGAAGAATATCGTGATAAAGATTTTACAGGTAAAGATATTTGTCGTAAGAGAGATATAGATTTACATTTTAATCGAAGAGATCATAGATTTAGCAGTACTTTACTTCGCCAGTCTTGTATGATAAATAATATGGATAAGTAAACGAATTGGATTTATATTATGATTAGAAAAAAGGCACTAAACGAAGAAATGAGTATGGGTGGCCTTGTACTTGAAATGTCCGCAACTTTCTATAGAGAATTCTTTGTAAGAAAGGATTACGATTGGTGGTATGTGGTACAACCTGGTGATACTGTTGTAGATCTAGGAGCTTGTGTTGGGATGATGGCTGCGGACTCTTTAGATAAAGGAGCTGCTAAGGTTTATATGGTTGAAGCAAATAGAGAATTGCTAAAGACAGCAATTGAAAATGTTTCCGAATATATGATGAATGAACCTGATCCAAAAGTTTATCCGATTAATGCAATTATTGGTACATCTGATGCAGATGGATGTTATGTAACAAAGAAAGCGCCATTACCGATTGATGATATAGATCGCATGTCGTTTAAAGAATTAATAACAAATTACAATATAGAAAGCATAGATTATTTAAAGTGTGATATTGAAGGAAACGAATACGATGTATTTAATAGCGAGAATTTGGATTACTGTTTAAATAACGTAAAACATATCGGTATGGAAATACATATAAAAGCAACCAAAGACGGACCTGAAAGATTCATTAAATTTAGAGATACATTCTTAAAACCATTTATTGAATCTCCACTTCATAAAGTAAAAGGTATGGGTGCACAGGCTATCCCAGATAACCTTTGGGATGATGAAGTTGTACGGAAACTCCCATTAGGAAGTTCATACTTTATGTTATATATTACAAGAGTTGACGCATGAAAGATAAAGGTGATACAATAGCAATGAAACTAAACATGAGGCCGTTAGACGAAGCTGCCGATGACGAACCAGTATTAGTTCCTGCTGAAGTCGAGTCAGTTGATGAACTTAAAAACCTACCTCAAGAATCTGTTGCACAGCCTCCTGCCGTTATCACAAAAGAAGCTAACGAGAATCTAAAAGATATTGAATTAGCGAAAAAGAATATTGAAAATATTATTAATCTTGGCGATGATTCAGTTCGTGAAATGGTCGAGATCGCAAAACAATCAGAATCACCTCGAGCGTTTGAAGTTGTATCTACTTTAATGAAAACGTTACTTGATGCAAACAAAGATTACGTTGAAATGTCAACAAAGAAAAGATACGCAAAAGAAGAAGATCAGCAAGGCAAAACAGAAGTTACTAATAATAATTTAATTGTCTCAACCTCAGATTTACTTAAGATGATTAAAGGCGAAAAAGATATTAATGAGTAACTTTGATAAAGGATACTTAGGTAATTCCCATCTTAAAAAGATTGGTGAACAAATTGAGTTTACTCCTGAGCTTTTAAAAGAATATATGAAGTGTGCACAAGATCCTGTATACTTTGCAGAAAATTATATTAAAATTGTACATGTTGACCATGGATTAATTCCTATGAACATGTATGAGTATCAAAAAGAAATTACCGAAAAGATTACAAATAATAGACGTGTTGCTGTATTAACTGCAAGACAGAGTGGAAAGACTACGACTGCAACTGCTGTTATATTACACTACATCCTCTTTAATGAATTTAAAACTGTTGCGATATTGGCAAACAAGGGGGACGGCGCAAGAGAGGTATTGGGCCGTATACAGTTAGCCTATGAAGCATTACCTAAGTGGATGCAGCAGGGTATTGAAGAATGGAATAAAGGTAACATCACGTTAGAAAATGGTTGTAAGATCTACGCAGGTACTACAACATCTTCTGCTATTCGTGGTAAATCTATATCGTTTCTATATCTTGATGAGGTTGCATTTATTGAAGGATTTGATGAATTCTTTGCTTCTGTATATC